TCTTTATAGCGTGCTTCTAAATTTTTAATGTATTTACTGGCATCAACTGTAGTGCCGCTACCGAAATCTGTTTCAAGAATTCTAATAACAGATTGTAATTCACATAGAGTCTTTACGATATTCCATGTGCCTATGTATTCCGCGTTACTTTTCAGTGTTGAGAAAGCTTCGTCGCAAATCCCTTTGAATGGATTGAAATAGCGAACACTAAGATCCATTTCAACTTGTGACTCGGCTTCATCAATTAGACGTTTAGCCAAAACAACTTGCATTTTGTTTTCATCGGTCTCGTCTTCAGTAAATCTTACTTTACCTACGGTTCTGATCCGAACATCTTCAAATGTAATGTACCTTGGCACGCCTATCTCCTTTAAAAAAAGGCAACGGTGGTAATTACATTAGGAGGATATCCCGTTTATATTTCCACCGCGCCCACAGCCATAAGCTTCCCCAACCAAAAACCCTACAGCCTAACAGCTCTTGTAATGTAATTTTTCGTATCCGGTTCTCCGTCGGCTCTCAAACCTCTGTATTTTGGAGGAGCATTGAACTTTGTATCGCAATATTCTTTTGCAATACTCTCAGATACTTCCACAATAACTGGGTTTTGCGGGTCGTTACTTGGTTTAATTAACTCATCTGCTCCGTCTTTCCCGACAGGCAGAAGACACTCTCTTAAGATTTTAATTTTTACTAATTTTGTTTTATCAATTTGTTGGGTTGACATAAAAAATTCCTTATACGGTTGTTGGTTTATAAAAAGAAGGGAGGCGCGCACAGGCTTCCTCCCAACTGTATTTTTCAGATTAAGCTATTACTTTCGCAGTTAAAACATCGAAAGCTCTAGAAAGGTTTACACCTCCGTAGACACCAGCAACTAGATCCATGTATGGATTTTTTGGTCCACCTTTAGTACCGGAACCAATGTTGTCATCAACAACAAAGAATTTCCCAACACCTGGATTATTTAAGTCACCAGAAGCTAAGTGTAATGCTTGAGTGAAATCACCGTAAACATCTCCACCTGGCAATTGAGCTACGAATAAAATGAAACCATCAGGGATCATATAAACTGCATTTCCTACAGTTACTTTAGTTCCTACTAATGATTCAGTTTGGTACCAACCGTCATACACAGTAGCTTTTGGAGCTCCTGGTATACAGAAATCAAGTACGTTTTGTAACTTGAATCCCGCAGAGAAAGCTGAGTTTCCACCTAAAGAAGAGATGAATGATTTAGTGTTTGTGTTATCTAAAATCCATCTAGATGTATTAGGATTCATTACCATTTCAGTAATTTTATATTTTCTAAACTCTTCTTTTCCACCAGATGTCCAGTAACGGATATCTTTTAATGGATTAGCTGTATTGTTTTCGCTAATACCATCAGATGACCAAACTGCTCCAATTGGAACTGCTCTATTAGCAGTAGGAATACCGTATGAGAATGTTTCACCCATCCAGCTAAAGCTACCGTTAAGAAGAGCTTGCCATCTTTGGAACTCGATACGCGCTTCTAAACGTCTGTTTAGTTTGTCGCTATCCATATCAATTTTTTGTTTAATCCCACGCTTTGATCTGTCGTTTTGACCGATCTCACGTAGATCAAGGATCATCTTTTCGTCATAATGAATAGATTCTTTGTATGATGGCGGTTCAAAAGATTGAACTCTCATCCCTACACCTTGAATATACTTTGGATCTGTTCCGATAATATGCTCGTTTGTTAATCCACCACTAGCTTCAACTACTTCAGTACGAATTTTTCGTACTGGTGAAGTGATTGAAGGTAAGTACCTTGATCCTAAATATGTAGTAGGATCGTTAACGACTTCTTGAATCAACTTTTGTATTGTTTCAACGTCTTCGTTTGTTAAGAATTCATTTGCCATTGCCTATTCCCTTTCATAATTAGAATTTTAAGATCGATACGCCACTTGCATCGATAATTGTTCTTGCCATTAAATCTACTTCTCCGTTTGCATCCAAACCTGTAAGTTTGTCTTTAAACACTTCGCCACCAAAGATTGTTCTTGCTACAGCAGTTCCTGTTGAAGCGGTAAATTCTTCAGCGACTACATCTTCAAATAAAATACCGCGTGCAGTATTTAAACCTGAAGCAGAAGCATCGTTGTATGCTGCGTATAACCCGTCAGTTCTTCTAGCCAACACTGTACCAGCAGAATAACCAGCTACATTGTAAGCCAATCTAACTCCCAAAATCGTCGCTAAATGACGATTTGTCGCGAGGATGATAGGGAAATCCTTACGAAATATTTGCGTTTTTACTTTTGCGTCTAAGTTTGACATCTTATTTCTCCTTTTTCTCTTAAACTAATTCTTTTATATCTAAGCCTATTAATGGCGCGATCATGAGTGCGAACTCAGCAGTTCCAGTTTGCAGTTTCTCGATATCTTTCGCAAGTGCAGAAAGTTGTTTCTCAACATTCTCATCACTAGACATCTCGGCAACTGGTTGTCCGGACATTACTTTTTTCATGTAAGACATCATATATTCTTTGGCACCTTCTGAGTTACCTTCGTCCATAAGTTTCTTACACTCTCCCCACGCCATTTCATATTCACTCATTTTATCAGTAGAAACATCTTCTACTGGAGGAACCGGAGCTCCTACTTCTCCCATTTGCTTCATCTCTTCTTGAACTTCACCTAGTCTTTTAATTGCCGCTTCTCTTTTAGAAGGCATATTAAGTCTAGTTTGTAATTCAAGTTGCTCCATAGATAGCTTCTTTAAAGCTCCTGATAGTTGAGCTCCAGACAAAGCTTTCGTAGTGCCGTAAAGTCCTACGGAAACAAGAGGCTCTCTTTTTTCATACATACTTAAAGCTGTTTCAATAGCTTCGTCTGACTTCTTAGCCAAATCTTCTAAGTCTAGTTTTTTTATTTCTGACGGTGCAATCTTAGCTTGAGCCTTCAATTGAGCCAAACGACTACTCAACTTAACCTTACGTTGAGCCAGCTTAATTTGCGCGTTAGTATTCTGACCTGTCTTAGTAAGCTGAATAAGCTTAGCTCTGTGAGCTGACATTTCAGTTTTCTTCTTCTCATCTTCTTCAGTTGAGAGCTTCTTCTTCTCTTCGTCTTCTTGTGCAAGCTTTGACATTTTAGCATCATGCTCCTCAGACATTTTTTTAACATCTTCGTCTTTGGCTTCTTCTAAATGCTTTTCTGCATCTTCTTCGGACATTTTCTTTTCGTCCATAAGATGCTTTTTACACTTTTCAAACATAGCCATCTTTTCTTTAATTTCTGATAATGACATTTCTGATACTCCTTTACTAAATTTTGATAAACCTTGTTTTAAATATATGTCTACAGAGAAGCCATCTGGCATTTCTCTTACTGTGCATTTATCTACCCCAGGCATTTTAGTACAAAGTGTTGCGCAGTCTTTAGCTTCCTTTTGATCAATGAAAGTAATGTGAATTGAGTTTTTGTCTACTGAAGATATTTGTGATTTGAATTTAGAAGCACAGTCTTTAATGTCCGAGAGAGTTTCGTTTCTTTCTCCGATTGTAAACTTACTAAGATTATTTCTATCTACATAACTTTTGCCTTTACCTATTCCATCAGACTCTCCGGAGCATTTTCCCCCAGTTATATGTTTTTCATTCTTAAATAAGTTCCAAAACATTTGTTTACCAACTACTACAAGTCCTATTTCAAAGTTCTTGTATATTTTAAATATGTCCATATCTTCGTATTCTGTAAGAGCTTCGCTAAATCTGCTCAGTAAACTAGCATCTGCTGCTGCCGGGAAAGGTGTAATGGTAAGCTCTGATATTTTATGCTCATCAAGGTCTGCACCGATAGACACATGTGTCCATCTGCCGTCTAAAACCTTTTCCACATTCTCTTTACCGAGAACTCTCACTGTGCCCATTAAAGCTTTAAATTTACCTTCAGTATTTACGTGCTCACCGACTTCAAGATCACCGACAAGGCGACCCACGGTATGAGTTGCTGATTTAGAGTGGTCTAACTGCAGCGGAGGAGAATGTTTAATAGGAATATCCCCAGCAGCAAGACGCTTAAGATTTGCAATAAATCCGTTATGGTTAGCTGCGAGTTTTTCGATATCTTCATCTTTAATTTCAACTTCACCGTCCATAGAATTGAATTTGCCCGTGTAAACAAGCATAACTTTTTTCTCTAATTGTGATAAGTCATCTTTTTTTGAGACCACTTTATCCTCAAAAGAACCAGAAAATAGAAGAATTTGTCGCATCGTTAATCCCATCCTTTTGGCAGAGGGTGACAAACATTGTTTCTACGTTGGAGTTTGTCGTCCTCGATTAATTTTTTATGTCTAGGGTTGAATGGTGTAAGAGGCACATATTCACTACGACAATTCCAGTGAATGGCTGGAGTTTCCTTGTCTGTAATTAAATCGCCTTTTTTGTAAACTAATCCGTGTCTTCCACGTTTTCCCTTAACAACCTTGTCTGAACACCAGTGTGTAGTACCATGATCTCTGATTGCAAGAAATAAATAATGAGTTACCACATTAGCCTTGTCATATATCTTTCGTCTTACGCCATTGTAGTAGTTTGTGGTCTCTGTTTCTATAATTGTGTTCGTCCTACTGGCGACGCCTCGACTAGCATCGCTTATTACTTTTCTAGCTTCTTCTTTGTCAAAAACTTCGCCCTCTCTGAAGCTCTCAGTGAACTGTTGCCACACCGATTGACATTTTTTAATGTAAGCTTTTTTAATTTTATCAGCGAATGCTTTTTGTCTACTCGGCATGTCTCCTTTATTTTTAAAGGCATCATATGTCCGTTGAAGTTTCTCTAAGCTTGAAGGTACTTTCATTGAAAAAGGCTTGGCAGCTAGTCTTTTATCAGATGGTTCAAGAAATTTAAGCTCCTTGTCTGTGGAACTAATCGATTTCTTATTTACATCAAAGTAATGGTCCATTATTAAATCATCAAAGCTGAAGTCTGCAGGCATTCGGCCGTACCTAAACAAGTGAGCAGCGACGTAATCGTTTACCCTGTTAATGTATTTTCTTATGCGTTTCTTCCATAAAACCTCTATAGATTCCTGCTCTGCTGCAAATGAAACTAGTAACCTTGCATGGTCTTTACCTACGAGTCTTACGGTTTTATATAAATTCTGTTTGCATATCGACATATATATAGTTACTTTAATGCTATGAGTAATCACCTTGTGCTTGGTAAGGGTAACTTAGGTACCGATCTCTATCAAGAAATTAAAAAAAATGGAGATCAGGTTAACGTAATGACAACCTCAACAGGTTTTACGTGGCCTGTATCATTGAAAAATATAATGGAATTACAACCCGATTATATATGGGTAACTGCCGGAGCCGGTTCAGTAGAAGCGGTAAAACAAAACTTTACTCAATCACTAGAGACACATGCTTCAATGCCTATAGAGTTGCTACTCAAACTACCACCTTCAGTAAAAATTTGCCTATTTAGTACGGATTATGTCGCTAGCTTTGAAGAGCCTCATAATCCTTACAAGCAATCCTCAGAAGTGAAATCTCTTTATGCTCTTAGTAAGAAGACAATGGAAGATGCCGTTAAGATTATCAAGCGACCTAACACTTCAGTCGTGAGGGTGGGGTCTCTGTACGGTTCACATTATCCGCTGAAGACTTTCCCTGGTAAGTTAAAACAAAGATATCCTGTGCCTTGTGAGCTCTCTTTGCCTAGTAATTACATATCACCAACTCCGACTAATTGGATTGCACAGGTACTGTTGCGCAATACTGATAAGTTATTCTTCCCTACTCATTCCACATTCCATCATTGCGGTCCTACAAACGGTTGCATGGTTGTTAACTGGGGTCAGAAAGCTCTTGGCAAGGATTATACAGTTCATAGCAAAGGGTTCGACGAAACTCGCCCCAGCTCTTCACAATTAGGCTGCACTCTTGAAAAACCTCCTACGTGGGAGGAATTATGGACGTCTGCTTGGTGGGGTCAACATACCAAGGAAGATCAACAGGACGTAATATAATTACTAAATCCTTCCTGCGTTCTATATTTACCACTCTAACTTTTGCTTTTTGACTCTTGGCTATTTCTACAGTTGTGGTTTTGCTTCCACCGCCACCAGCTTCCATCATTAAGCCGTGCCCTAAACAAACTGCAATGTGATTTATCTTGTTTACCGACTCTCCGAAAAAAACTAAATCCCCAAGGTCTGCTGATTTTATGGATGCAAATGGATTTGAAAATCTATTGCTAAAGTGTTCGAACAAACCCTGAGCACTTTGATCACCTTTCGGGTCCATATTTAAAATGCTTAATACTTTTTGCGCGAAACCACTGCAATCTAGACCAATGGTTTCATTTTCTCCGCCCCAAATATAAGGAATATTACCGTACTTGATTAGCTCTATTAGGAATTGCTCTCTGGTGATTAGGTTGCCCGTCATTGAATACCCATTTCTTTGCTTTTGGTAGCCAGAATATAGGTGCATTTAAATCACTACCTGCTTTTAACACCCATTGATCCATCAATCTTCGGTTGTTATCTAAAAAGAAATCAAGCCCAAGCTTAGCAAATGGGTTCGACTTTATACTTTCGTCAAGATAGTGGATTGGTTTCGGCATAACATTATTATTTTCTTGCATATTATCCTATGGCAACTGTTCAGGTGCCTGTTGTGTTTTAATCTTACCTTTTTTAAGCCATGTTTCAAAGTCATCTGTAGTAGATTTCATATGGGCATACTCCCACTTATATATTTTATAATCTTCATCTTGCATAACTCTCAGTGAGTCATCTTCCCACCAGTCGCATAAAAAGTGCCATTCCATATTATTAGCTTTCAATCTCTCGAACATATCGCACTCAAGTAATCCATACCAATGTAAAGGCTCGTGTAATCCTCCTGTTGCTTTAAGGAATTTGCCTGACCACATACAAATGGAATTCATAACAGCTTGTAAAGGTTGCCAAGTGTAAACGTGCCCAAGCTTGTGAGGGGCAAACGGTTTTGATTGAATGTCTTCCTTGCTTCGTTGGTTAAACAAAGAAGTCCATCCTATATTATTTCTTTGCAAGTATGGAGTAAGTAAAGCCATATCCCAACCTGCTGATAAAACAAAACTGTCAGGGTCGAACCCTATGTAATAGTCATCATCGTTGTAACCGCCCATTTGCTCGACTGCCCAGTTAAAGCCGCCATGAAGACCTAAGTTTTTTCCTGGGTCTAAGTATTGTAATCCGTATTTTTTGCATATTTCCACAAGTTCTTTTTTATTTTCATTTTTATTAATAGGGTAATGTTGATCTACAAAGATGTGTTTTATTACTTGTGTCTTGTGCGTGTAGAAAGACTTCATACTTTTTTCAAATATTCTTGCTGGCACGAAACCAAGCGTAATAGCGTATATCATAACTTCCTTAATGGATTTCCTACGTAAACACCTGCGTGGTTTAAATCTTTTATCACCACCGAAGACATTCCTATAGTTACGTTTTGAGTTGTTCTTATCTTCTCTCTTATAGTCGCGTTGGTACCAATATAATTAAAATCACCTAATTGCACATTGCCCGAGATGTTTGCCCCTGGTGATATCGTCGTGAATAAGCCTATCTTGCATTCATGACCTATAGTGCAGTTTAAGTTTATAAGAGCGTGTTGTTTTATGTGCACACCATGGGTAATTATTGTCTTCGGGCAGATTATAACACCATCTTCTATATGATTTTTACTGCCGATTATTACACTCGGATGGATAAAAGGTCTTGCTGGCTTCATGCCGTGAGATTTGGCCCTGTTGTTTAACAGGCTTTTAAGTATTGGATCACCGACGGCAATATAATAACCAAATGATTTAATTATCTCCAGATTCTTATAAACCGGTAAATCCAACATACTTTCTTTGGTGTCTGTGTCTGAGTAAAAACCTTTTAATTGTATTGTATTGTCATCTTTTATCCAGTCTTGAAGCTCTAAAGCGAACCCACCAGAACCTAAAATTACTACTTGTTGATGCATTATTATTTTCCCAGCTTATATGCTTTCGCGAAGCTGGCGACTATTTGTGCGTCCGATAAGTTAACATCACTAGGTAATGCACAACAGCTCATGAAATATTTTATGGTATTTGTTCTAATAATTCTCTTGGCGGATTTTATGCCTCGCATTTCTGACAATAAAGGATAGTACTGCTTGAATATAATATAATTTTCTAATCCATTTATCTGTAACTCTTTTGTATCGAACCCTGAGAATACGCACATGCTAGGAGCTTCATGAGGTTGCGATTTTATGCCTAGCTCTCTAGAGTAATAATGAATTAAAGCACTTTTATTAATTATCTTCTGGGTGATTAAATCCTTATCATCTAATTGCGAATGTATAAGAGCACACTTAAATTCATCTATCTTTCCGTTAAAGCCTGAATCGCTTTCTATACTTCTATCTTCAAGTGTGCCGAAGTTTATTATCTTCCTGCCAGCTTCCCATTGTTCCGCGCTATCAAAGCAAGCCATCCCACCTTCACCTACTCCAAAGTTCTTCGTACTATGGAATGAGTAACAAACTGGGTTATTGGTTAACGGGAAGAATCCCCATGCCCCTGCGAAATCATAGATTACTAGCTTGCCATACTTTTCGGCAAACTTATCGTACTTGGCAACGTCTACTGAATAACCAAATGGGCTGGTCACAATAAAAGCATCGTATTCCTCTAAGTACTCCTCTAATAGCTCCATATCAAGGGTCCAAGTCTTTACACTTGAACTCATAATTACTGGCTTTGCTCCTGCTCGTGTGACCGCAAGGAACGTCCCAGAGTGCGTAAAATCTGGTACCGCTACTTTCTTCCCTTTAAGTCCTAATACAAGTAAGGCAACCTCTATGGCTGTGGTGCCTGAGGTAACAGGGAGAGCGTGAGAGTTTGTGATTATAGACAACCGTTGAACAAGACTCCTGTGCAAAGGCCCAAAGTTTGTAAATTGTTTTTCTGTTCGTGATCTATCTAAGTAAGCTTCTGCCTTTATAAGATCAGGCATCGTTGGTTTTATTAAAGGAATCATTTTGCTTCAGAGAGTCTGGTTTTGTTTTTAGGTTGCGGCTTCACCATGCGAGTTTTATTTGCCTGTGACTTCACTAATTCTCTTCTTTCAGCGCGATTAACCCAAACTACTTTATCGTCCTCTTGCCTGTAATACACAGGAGGCTTTTGATTTGGGTGAGACTTTATCCACTCTTTAAGAGCTGAAACATTCCTCAATAGATACTCTTCGACTCTAGATTGCTCATACGACACCTGAGTCATCTCCGACTCAGACAGTGCCTTCGGGTTTTGCTTTTCCACCATTACCGCCATTTGTTGCTCCTTTTTTTTCTTCTGGATCTTCATCATCTAAATCTTCATCGTCACCCAGGTCAAACATTTCTGGCTGCGGTATTGCTGTGTTTCTTGGCTTAAAGCCGGCAATCTCTCTTATTTTGTTTAAGTCATCGAGATCATTCATATCAACTGCGCCTTTATCGATTGCGATAGCTACACAGTTCATTTCTTTATCTCTCTCGTCTATTGAAAGCTCTCTTCTTAAGAACTCACCTAAGCCGTCCTTTTTCCATGCCGTCTCTGGGAAGTTAAGCTTAATCATGTCCGATACTATTTGGTTTATAAGCACGCTATCTAGGCCAGATAAAAAGCCGTCTAGTATTTTATCAAATGTTTTTGAGTGCTCTTGTCCTAATGCGAATGATCCTGATCCGTCTCCGTTAGCAAATACCAAAGAAGGTATAAGTAGCGATCTCATAATTGATTTATTCAAGAACTCTAGTGTTGCAATGAAGTCCGTAGCATTCGAAGTTTGGTTAACGAAATCTGTAGATACGAACTGATCCTTTTTACCTGGCAATATGATCGTAGAGTCATTGTGGATATTAGCAAAGGCTCTCTGAACTGCGTACTGTGCCTTTAAACCAACGTCCTTGTCTCTGTTTGAAGTTGTCCCTGAAGACCTGTCAGCATCAACAAACGTAGCATTAGGATCAACGTACACTATTGTAAGTGGTGTCCCCTTGCGATCAAGAGCTGTTGCAAGCATTTGCATAACAGCATCCTTAAGTACCCAGTGTTTGTAGGCTCTTCTAAGTAAAGACCGACCGTAGTGGTTCCCAAACTTACCCTGTAGATCAAATGAATAGTGGACACACTTTTGAACTGGTATTCGTATAGATAAATAACTATACAAATTGGGTGAACGTATTGGAAAGGGTAAGTCTCCTAGCTTTGCGTACGGATCTGGACGGTATCTTACGCCATGACTCTGCGATGTGTTTCCAAGACCGCTAAAGCCGAATAAATAACTACTACCAGACTGATACAAACCAGGGTTGTAGTTACGTTGATACTGAAGGATGCCATCTTTTGTTAAATCTCCTGTGCGCTCTGTTTCAAATAAAACGGTTGACGGAGGTAATTGCACAATTTTTTTAATTATAAAACCTCTGTCCGTATTGGCCCATACCTTCTCGCCTACGGAGAAACCAGCCCACGAAGCTGAAAGTATTTCCTTAACACAATTTACCCAACCGCCATCAATCTCTTCGAGTGCCTTATTAATGAACTCAGATATCTCTGGGTTGGTGTGTGTGTAACGACCAAGCCTTGCCGCTAAACAGGTAGTCAGAAAGTCTACGCCCGAACCAACAGTGTCATCTGTGTCGACCATTCTCTTAAAAGTCTCCACTGAAACTGTGGACGGGTTTTGTATAAATTTATAAACCTGGTTGTATAACGCAGGTATGGACGTGCCGCGTTGCTGAACTAGATCATCAAGTGATTTAATTTCCGCTTCTCGGGCATAAAGCATCTCGTCAAGCTCACCGTCTACAATTTCATTAGTGGCTGGCTTATCAAGAATACTAACATTGCTGACTTTGCCGAATCTCTGCTCCATGGCTTCTGTTCTATTTACTGTTAGTGGGCTAATAAATTTTATTTTTCCGTCGTTTTCCATTCACACCTCTTAAAGAATTCTTCGAATGTAGGTAAGTGCATATCTTTATCACTCATCACACAGGTTGTATCTAATTTAGGCCATGGTATCTCTAGCTTTGGATCCATAGCATACACTCCACCGTCTGAATTTTTATCGTATAGTGTAGTGCATTTGTAGTAAACCATTGAATCTTCTAGGGCTAGAAACCCATGTAATGTCCCTGGTGGACAAAATAAAGCATCGTTGGTGCCTATTATCGCCGAAGCCACTTTACCGAAAGTAGGGCTGTTTGGTCTTACATCCACACAAACATCGAATATTTTGCCTACTGGGCAGCTCACTAATTTTCCTTGTGGGTTGACTGTTTGCATGTGTAAGCCGCGCAGTACGTTCTTATATGACCATGAGATATTGTCTTGTGGATAATCAGTAGGTAAGCCAGCTTGTTCAAAAGGTATTATGTTAAACTGCTCTCTAAAGAAACCTCGTTGGTCTTTGAAAGACTCCATTGAGATTTTCTTGCAACCTTGTACTTCAGTGTTAGAAATATTGAGGGACAACGCCATGGCTATACCCGTCCTTGAGCAGCGAGCTGCCCCTCAGTTAAAAGCTTCTCAAAATACCACATGACTGTATAGTGTAAATTAGTTTTGAAATTGTTTTTGTTTGGTTCCCACCCTAGAGCCTTCACTTTCTGTATATCAAGAGCGTATCTTAAGTCATCCGTAGGACGCGCATCTTTTAGAAAACGTAATTTTACTAATACTTCGGGCTTCATATACTGTACTATGTCTGCGATCGCCTTAAC